GGGATGGCCGCAGATAAACTCAGTCGTGGTTTCTTTTCCCGACGCGAAGGTTTTGTCTTTGTACAGCATGTTATTGCTTTCAAATACGTTGAACCCAGCGATGCGGCCCACGACGCCCTGTTTTACCAGCTCTTGAGAAAGATCGCCCTGCTTGACGAACAGCGGGTCCTGCATCAGAACTTCCAGATATTCGGGCGCAGCGATCATCCAGCGGCCGGTATTGGGTACGCCGCAGCGGCTCATTGTGCGCTTGGCGGCCAGTGCCTCTTTGTAAGCGGTGGAGGCTGTACAAGCCGTTTTCGTTGTGGAAATATTGGCGTTTTCCGCAGCTTCCAGCGTTTCAATGCTGGTTATGTCAATGACTTCCGCCAAGGCATAGCCCGCGCTGTCCAGACGCTCGGCTACGATGCCATCCGGCACGGCGCTCGCTTCGTATCCGTCGATCAGCTCGTTCACAGCGACATCGTTGTCGATATCCAGATCAAGATATGTGGTGCCGCCAGCCTTGGGGGAAAGCCCGTTTGCACGGTCGTATTTGGAAACCTCCACCTCTGTGTCGCGCACCGGGATCTTCACCTTGCCCGCCTTGGGATTACCCTCATAGCGGTTGTTGAAAATGAGGTTGTCTTTCGTTACCAGCGTGTTGCGCAGCTTGGCGTCCACAAGCGGGGAATATCGGTCCTGAAGGGTATGCGTATTAGTAGGTCCTGCCATATTGATTCACTTCTCCTTTTTTACAGTTTGAGGTCAGGATTGAGCGCGGCAAAAGCAGCGGTCACGCCGTCAGACGGTGCGGCACTGCCGCCCTGCCCGTGTTCCGCACCGGTATCGACGTGTACGCCGGTGCCGTCCTGACCGGGGTTTGTATCCGTGGTGTCAAACAGCCACGGGTCGGATTTTTTCAGAGCTTCCAGCTGATCGTCAAATCCCAGCAGCTTGTCACCGTCCAGCTTTACAGCGTCCAGGTCAAGCAAAGCGCGTGCGGCCTTGCCGCTTTTCGCCTTGCTGTTGGCGAGCGCGATGTCGATGGCGCTGGCCTTGCGCACGGCCGCGATATCGGTGTCGTATTTGGTCTGTAGCGTACTCAGCTGAGTTTTAAGGCCCTCTACATCCTGGCCGTCAAATTTCTTTGCGGCCTCCTGCAACCCCTTGATCGTGTCATTCGCGGTCTTCAGCTCATCGTTTTTGCTGTTGAAATCAGCACGGGCCACAAACCCCTTGCCGATCTCGGCGCTGATCTGCTTGTCGATGTCCTCGGTGTAGTGGTCGCCGAGGATGGTTTTCAACCACTCCAGCATAAAAAACTCCTTTCAACCCGCCATCCTTTTTGTCCGGCCAGTCCCGGTATGTGCGGGGCGCGTATTGTATCCCCAGCGCAAGGGGTAATTATGGAACCCTCTCCGGCCTCATGCGGCCGGTCAGGGCATAACAAAAGGCCCGCCCCGGAGGGTGGACCTTGTGCTATTGAATTTGGGCATGAAAAAACCACCGCCTCGTGGGTGGTGGTTTAGTCGATAATTTCTTCAAACTGCTGTGGATGGAAAAGATAGTCCCCGAGCATATCCGTCTCGATTCGATACCAGCCTTTTTCAACGGCAATGACAGTATATGCCTTTCCGTGTGTAAGAACCATGTTGTCTGTTACGCCAATATATCTTACTTTCATTCGTCCAACCACCTCTTGATGAGGAATTTTATTTTCTTTCCGCTTGGAAGCTGAAACCAATGAACTTCGGCTTCTCGCTCATCGAGCATAAATTCGTCGTCTTGTAGCGTGGCAAAACCTTTAACGTGTTGCCAATCAGTGGGAGAACCGCCAAACTCCTCAGCAAGCCCCTCGCGTACGGCTTCACGAAGCGGAGTGCTTACGCCTTTCCCCGCAAAGATTTCTACGTTCTGAAAATGTGTACCTTCAACTAAATGATATGTAATTCCACTCGCTTTGTCAAGAATATCGTAATTTTTTCGTTTAGCTCCTACGCTAGAAGGAACTCCAAACGACGGGAGGCTCCTTCGCTCAGGAAGTGTAGCCTTGCTCGCCTGGCTCCGTCCAAACCCGTTCACGCTTTCCCGCCCGCTGTCTGTACGGCCGCCTGTGGCCTGCACAAAGGCTTTCAGCTTCCGGCGGGCTTGCTTCAGCTGCACAGCGGCCTGCGTAGCGTCTACGCCTGCCGCACTTTCAGCCAGGTATTTTCTCTTGGCTGCCCGCACCCGGCGCTCAAGCGCCCGTTGTTGCTGGTTGATCTCGTACCGGGTGTACATTTTGCCGTTGTACCCGATATTCCGTGCATTCAATTCAGCCAGACGCTCCGGCGTATAATTGGGCACTGAAATGCCCGGCCAGAATGGGTGGAAGTTGTGCCTGCAGTTCCAGCCGCACAACCCTTCGCCCGTGCCGTAGCCGGTGGCGTCTTCAAAGCTCTCGTAGCGTTCCCCGTTGTATTCAACAGTGCTGCCGCGATGATATACTTTGCCTTGCCACCAGGCGTGGTCACGAGGGCCGTGGCTGCCATCACTGCGCGCGCCGCTGTGTGCGCTCACTTCCACAAATCCGCAGCCCATTTCGTCAGCCCGGGCTATTTGCAGCTTGCATGCTGTCTGGTTTACACCCGTAAGCACTGCCCGCCGCACAGCCACCTCCAGTGTGTCCCTGTGGCCTGTCGGGTACGTGATATATTTCATATCCTGCGACAGTCCATCCACAGCACGTTTTATGGCTGTCTTGTAATCAAATGCCCCGGAAGACACCTGCAGCCATGCGCGGTCGAGTGCATTTTCAAACTGTCGTGTGACCGTATTCGCTGTCGTGCGGGTAAAGTTTTGCCACGTTCCCCGCGTCTGCCGATATCCGGCGTTCAGCAAGTTGAGCAGTGCGGATGAGGTGTTTACGTTGGGTGGGTCAAGCCCCATGGCCTGGTAAAGTGCATCGTCGCTGGCCAGCGTCTGTGTTCCGGCCTCCTGCAGCAGGCGTCGGATTTCCGTATCGCTTTTGCCGCTGTATTTTGCCAGCAAGCGGACAATATCAGTGCGCAGCGCCCGGGTTTGCTCCAGTCTCCACAGCTGCCAGGCGGCTGTTTCCGTTACAGTATCCATCTTTCCAATGCGTCTGGCTATATCGCGCAGAATGTCGTCTTCCACGCGCTGCCACAAGGATACCAGGGTATCCGGTAACGTGTCCAGATATTCCGGTGTGAGCATCAGCCGTCACCGCCAAAGCCCAGCGTTTCGCCGCCGTCGGTTTCGTTTGCTGCCTCCTGCACGGCCGCTCTTGCATCTTCCTCGCTCATTCCGCGCCATTCCATGTTATACACGTATTTGGGTACAAAACCGTTCAGGGCATCGTCCTTATCGCGCTGGCGGCGCGTCTCCGCATCGGAGATATAGCTGTCGTCGAAATTTATGGTAATGGACGCGTTCTCGTTGATCGGCGCGCCGGTAAGTACCTTTCCGACCCACAGCATGGCCCGCAGGATCTGCAGTAACGCCGCCTCGATTTTTATCTGATGCCGGTTTGCATGCTGCACCATATCCTGTCGGTCTCCGGTGTACTGTGTTGCGGTGGCGATATTCCCGGCGTTGAACTGGTAGCGATGTGTTCCAAGGCCGACCTTGAAGCTGAAATAATCCAAAGCGTCCTGACCGGCCTGGCTGTTCGCTTCCGTGCGCAGGTCCGGGTTGTATTCGTGCCAAGCCGGTTCTGCCTCAGGGTCCGAGCCCGGCGCATGTACAAAAAGCTGCTGCCGTATATCGTCCGGAGGCAAATAATGCACGTTTCCGTCGCCGTCAATAATGCTTTTCAGCAGATTTTTGTTGTAAAATACTTTTTTCCCGCCGAGATAAATGTCGCGGCAGTAATTGTCAAAAGCAAGATCGCAGTGCTTAGCCTGGTCAAGCGCTTCCGAAAAAACGCTCATGCCCAGCCCCGGGCCGAGTGGGATGTTTTTTACGATGTTGGGTGAAAAGATGGAAAACCACGGAACATCGCTCCCGGTGGAAAAGCTCTTTACCATGCCTGCAGGCAGCGGCGCCGGCTTGTATTCGGCGTTTTCGCTGTCCTCGTTTTCACTGGTGAAATATTCGTTCGTGATGGTATACTGCTGCACTCCGTTTTTCATTGTCAGCTTGTGCGTCTGTAAGTAAATACAGCTTTTCCCGCCAACGATCACCTCGGAAGCAAATGCCGTGTCAATGATTTTTCCGTGGCGTATTGTCAAAGGTAAAATGCACTCAGCTGGGAGGTAATCCATGCAGATGCGCGCTTCTTTCGAGTTTTGCGCGATGCCGCCAATTACGGCAAGGTTTTCAACGCCCAGCACAAAAGCTCCGGTACCGCTGCGGAATGCAAGCTCCACCAGCGTATTGGCATTGTGCCAGAAGTCGAGGCGGCCAAGCTCTCCGCCGGTCTGTTGTTCATTGTCTCCGAGCAGCCATTCTGCTGATTGCTTGTCATCCACGGTCACGGTGGTTTTGTCGTTCAGGAGCAGGCTGGCCCAGTCTTCACACGCCCGCTTAGGCATACGCAGACGGTACATATCACGTGTATGGATATTCCCATCCAGCCCGGATTCTTTTATGCAGTGGAACGGCGCGTAATTCCCGCGCCACCATTGCCGCCACTCGTCGATGATGGCATAATATTGCCCCTGCAGCTCCCAGCCTTTTTCTTTATTCAGATATTTGATGAATTGTGTGATATTCATTCCGTCAACCTCAAATAGCGTTTATAGTCCCGCTCGATCGTATACTCAAAAGCGTCCAGCGTGTCGATATCGGTTGTGCCATCATCCAGCCGCTCATCCATGCCGGGATGCTTTCCGCTCCACATGGCGGAGGCCAGAGCATCCCGCAGGGTTCCGGCCTCAGGCATATACCAGAAACGCCCGCCGCCCATCAGAATGGACGTCAGGCGAATGCGGTCGTTTATTTCAATCTTTTTGCTGTTGTATATACGGTCTGCGAGCCACGAGAAGCGTGTCCGCAGCAGGGCAGAACGCAGGCTGTTTTTCAGTACCTGTTCCGCGCTGTCGCAATATACTGCATGGACCTCACCCCAGCGCGCGAACACGGCTTCAACGAACTCGATGAATTGATTCTGCAGGAACAATACATCCGTGTCTTTCGGAGGGATTCTGCGGCTCTGCAGGCCAATGCATCCGGTATATCCCTGCAGCACGCCCGTCGCTACAAATGCATGCTGTGAACCATTGCCGCCGAAGTCTACGCCGATGTGCACTCTCCATGGCCGTGGCATCGTCTCTGCGGGCCACAGAAATCGTTTATCATCAGATGCAATGCTGTCGGCAAATAGACGGTAAATGATGCCTTCTGCGGCCGCCCATTGGCCCAGAATGAAGCGGTTATAATATACGGTCCCTGCATATTCTGTTTTGAGGTTCGCTACAAAACTGGGTGGTAAAAACGGGTTATCGTCGATGGTGGATGTTTGGCAGTAAACATCGGCGTCACTGTCAATGAACTGCTTGACAAAATGGTGAGGGTCTGCGGGGTTAGCCGTACCGTCAAAGTAGCTGTGCCCACAGCGTAGTCGACTTTTGAGCATCTGGAATACTTCTTCATTCCAGGTAGTCATTTCGTCGCCATAGGCGTATTCGATGGTCATGCCCTGGATTCGAGCGACGTGTTTTTTATTATCCGCACCAAGGATATGGACCCGCCGCCCGAACAGGAGCGCCGTATTATCGCTGCTGATGGTACCGACAAGGCCCTCGCCCCATATCTCACGCATTGGGTCAAGGATATTGCGGGAAAGTGTGCCCTGGGTGTTCCCGAGCATCACCGCAGCTCCTTGCCCACGAAGTGCCAGCAGACGTTTGGGAACAACGACGGCGTAATCCAGCCAGCTTTTGCCACTGCCCGTCGCGCCGACTTTGATGTTCCAGCGGTGACTGCAGCTTTGGAGGTACTCAATTTGCTTACTCGATAACGCCATCGATGCCCTCCAGAAGTTCCGCGGCGCGGGTGAGCTGATCGGCGCCGGTATCCTCGCGGGGCGTTTCCTCGCCCAACAGTTTGACGATTACCGTTGCCGCTCGCGCATCGCCTGCGGTTGCGGCCTCAGCCAGCCCTACGATCATTGCCATTTGATTGTCGATATCCTCGGGGTCGATACAGCGGCGCGCCAGCTTATTCCAGCGGCGGCGGTCTGCGACAGGTAGGGAAAGGTATACGTCCGCCGCCTCTTTCAGGCTCCGCTTGCGGCGGCGCGCTGCCCCGGAGGCAATGCCTCCTTTCTGTTGGATTGCTCTCTGTTCGCTCTCTGTTCGTTCAGTGAATGGAACAAGATTTTTTTCATTCGACACGTCACCACCTCTCTCGGAATATATGATTAAGGCCCGCACGTTGCCATGCGGGCCTTGGAACTTCTGCCGGGCCTGTTCCCCGGCCGTCAACCGAATCCCTTTTTACGATACTCGTATCGGTGTCCTTTCTCAATCTGCAAAGCAGAAATACAAATATGGGTTTGGTGGGTGCCGCACCCTCATGCAGGCAGAACACCCATGGGAGGCTCCGGCCTGGTGGAAAACAAGCCGGAGCTTTGAAAGGGCAGCAGACTACTGGTGCCGCCGTCTGCCGGGGCGGCGAAAGGATAAGGAGGGCGGCTGCCACGCCGCATCGAATCGCTCGGCTTTCGTCTCGCTTTTCGACGGTTTAATGATAGCACGCAAAAAGCACTACAAACAACAACATTTCACAACATTTTATACGAAATCTATCTCCAATAATGCTTTATCGTGCAGACGCTGTGCGGAAATAATATCCTTTGCATCATCATCTCCGTAAATTCTAATGGCCACTTCTCGCCACCTCATAAGGCGGTAACTATCCCCGTCCCCGTCTAAATAGCGCAGTCGCAAAACTTCTCTTTCCATGGGATCACTCAGCGCATGAACTGCTGCGTTGATACATGCGATTTCCTTGTCATTGGCAGTGATAAGCGGAGAGATTTCTTTCTCATATTCCAGATACTGCTCTACAGATTTAGCCATCGCATCCCCGCCGGAACCGGTATGCTGTGGCATAAGCCATGGTGCGGCTGGATTCGTGATTACCCGGCCGCTTTCACGTCCGGGAGCTCCTGAATCTTTCAATTATTCGTAAGTACGGCCGTGTATCTCAGCTCCGGCTTTCATCCGAGCCAGGCGTTCACGGCGGTTTTCGTTTTCTTTTTTCAGCGACAGATATTTCATCAGCCGCTCTTTTTTCTCCTCAGCCTCCGTGATTTTCGCCTCCTCGTGCTATCTTTTCAGTATCCAGAATGATTCCCGGTATAGCGGCCGAGTATCCGCATTTGAGAGCAGCATCAGAGTGGCCCACCCATGTGGCGATATATACTCCACACGGCCCTGACGTGGTAAATTATCGGCCTTGAACTCTGTGTACCCCTTGCGATATGTCATCGCTGGATAAATCACATCTACAACAGCATCTGCAGTTGCATTTTCTATATACGCAACCGGTGGAACCGCCAGCGGGCGAACGGATTTCATCGCCCATCCCTCCCCGCGGCAATGCAGGCCAGCGTGGCCACAACCGCCAGTGCAACAAACAAGACCGCCAGATTTATCAAGATTTGCATGGGTCATCCTTCTTTCGCATCGTTTTGTATACCATAGCAATTCCATCAATATCTTCATCCGTTAAGATGCATGAAAATTCTGCAAGCTCCATGCACTTAGCCACCCAGAGCGAGACACGGTCTGTGGATTTCAGGTCTGCATAAATCTGCCGTTCAAATTCACTCATGCTGTACGCCCTCCTTCGGCATTTCCCAATCCGATGGAATTTTTGCTTGCAACGTACAATCACCGTTTTCATCTGCAAACCTACACTTATCGCAAGTTAGTTGCTTATCGCAATATCCTGCAATAATCATTGCTGCTTTTTCAGCCCTTGTCTTGTTTATCCAAAACATTCTGTATAGCCTCCCTTTCCTTCAGCGCGGCCTCTTCTCCAATTTCCCACCGCAGTTTCATCTGCGCAGGACACAAATCCACTTCCGGGCGTCTTTTGCCCGTCCAACGCAGCCCGCCAGCTTGTCCCACACATTTCCAGCCCGCAGCACGCAGGCTTGTGCCCGGCTCAGTGTCCAAGATATAAGTAATCAACTTGCGATAGCCCATGGCGCGCGCAGCCCGCCACGCCGCCGCGTAAAGCATAGAACAGGCATTGCGGGTTCCATCGGTACAAAGACGATTTACTTCTAATGTCCAGCCATCATCCAAGTAACGGGAAACAGGACGGCCAACAATGGCAACGCCGACTATTTTCTCTCCGTCTGTGCAGGCAATGGAGAACTTATGGCCGACAACCGGCTTATGATGCCTATGATGCTGCTCCACAAAAGCGTTTGCCTCTTTAAGTGACACCGGGCATACTTCAAGCATTGTTTTTGCCTCCGCTTCTTTCCTCCAGCGCGGCCTCGGCGGCTTCGCGGGTGAGGAAAAAAGTTTTGCCAATGTCCTGTAATTCGTAGGACGTAACCGCATTCCGAAAGTTTTCAGCGTGTATCACTAAATGATTCACACTTTTAGACAGAAGCATCGATATTGATATCACGATTTTCTCTCTTACTTCTCCGAGCGTAACATCGTATAATTTATCCCCCACATTGCACGGCAGCACCACCAGCCGCCCCTCTTTCTCCGCCTGCGCCAGCTCGCGGATGCGGCCGGGCGTCACGCCAAGTATCTGCCCAGCTAATTTTAGTGTGGCGTCCTCGTTAAACGCCTTTTTCATATCCTCCGGATCCAGACCGGTTTCCTCATAGGCGGCGAGGCGGTCAACCCAGTCTCCACTGTATTCTGTATCGTCGATTTTAAGCCGAAATTTTCCACTGTCAAAGTATGTATATCTTTCCATGTAAATCCTCCTACCATCTGCGACCATCAACAGGTTCAAATCGATGCTGGTCGAGCCAATAATGCGGGCATTCTCGTAATCCGTACAAATACGCCAGATAATCTTTTCCTACATTCGCATTCCCGCATCCAATGCCTCCGCCGTACAGGCATGTGGAGCAATTCCGCGGCACTTTTTTAAACTCATGTACTGCTATTTCTCGCATTGTGAACCCTCCCGGCGCTGGCCGTCCCCGAGCATCAGCTGCCCGTGCTGGTACGCCTGATACAGTGTGCGGCCCTTACCATCCGTCATGTACGGCAAAAACACTTCGTCCACCTGTACGTTGCCCGCCTCTACAAACGCCATCTGCGCCAGTATCCAATCTCGAATATTCCTCCATGCCGTGCGCTCCGCCTGCTCGACGTCCGGTCGAATTTTCTGCCGCTCAAAAGCAGCCATAACCCCCGGCGTGTTTGCAGGAAGCTGAAACAGCATCCCGCCTTGCGCGGTTTGCAAACCAAAAGTAATTCCTACGGGCCGTCCCCGGTCGTCATAATCCACCATGATTTTTCGCGCGCCGTTCCGGGCAAGCGCGCCCTGTATTTCTCCCAGGCTTTCGAATACGTCTATTTTTGTGGTGTAGTTCTTAATCGGCATATCCACGCCTCCATTTATTTCCACCGCAATAAAAAAAGTGTTCTGTAGGGTCCCATTCGTCGATGAGTGGTTGCACGATAGCACCTGCTGAAGTCTCAAGATCACAAACATGATCTCCATCGCCACAATACAAGAAGTGTTCGCAATTGAAGCAGCTTTTTGCTACATCCTGTCTTCTCCCAAGTCGCGTGCGTTCTGAGTGGCAACGTTTTTTCTTACTCATGGTCGGGATGCTCCTTCCGCACGACTTCGACGATATAATCGCCCGAAGTATTCCCGGGCTCACATTGGATAATCGTCGCGCAAATGTCCTCCTGAAGACGATTTACATCGCGGTTTATATACTTCGTACCCCAAATTTCGATTATGCTATCTTCTCTGGATTTAACCATGATGTAATCCCTCCACTACTTTCTCCTCCGGTTCGAGATCCCCTGATACATGCACCACCAGACGCTCCGGACTTCCGTACCACTTGGCCACGCGCAGCTCTACGATGGCACTGTCGTCGCGGTAGGCTACACCGTTCAATGCGTCGGCCACAGTTTTCGCGATATTGTCCATGTCCGGTTTACATGTGGGACGGAGGATATTTTGGTTGCACAGTGCAGCCTTTTTCTTCGGATAGGATTTGGGTATTGCAAAATATGCATTTACCTCCAAGATAATCGGCGGCACGAAGCGAACACCGGCATGTCTCTGCTGGTAACAGAGCATGATTTTGTTTTCATACGAAGCCGTGCCGGCGGGGGTGTACATGCGGGCATGTCCGCCCACAACACTGGCCCGGGGGCGCCCTTTGCCCTGTGGTTTTCCCGGGACCTCAAAAATTACTCTTTCCATACTGTCCTCCTTGACGATACCCGCCCGGTGGTTGGCCGGGCGGGCGCTGTATTATATCTTTCCGGGGCGGCGATCAGGCTGGTGACGCTGCGACTCAATGCTGCTCACGATGTAATCGGGAGAACTGCATCCTTTTTCGTAGGCGATGGATATAGCGTCCAGGACCATTCCCAGCTCCATACCATCGGCGGCAGCAAGGACCTTTCGTTCCTGCTCGGGCTTTATGTCCTTCACCACCTCACGGCAAAAGGCGACGATCTCCCGTTCTCTCTCTGACCAACCATCGTCGAACCCGTCGTCGTTGGCGTATGCGTGCGCGTGCGCGCGTATACGACGATTGTTATTGTTATTGTCTTTGTTATTGTCTTTGTCTTTGTATAGCTGGATTTGCTGGTCGGTGCTGGATTTGCTGGAAAGTGCTTGTTTTTTGCTGGCTTTTTGCTGGACAAAGCGTCCGCTTTCGTCTTTTTCTGCGGATGCAGCTCTGATGCGTCCGGCCTCCCGGCGCTTTTCAACAATTTCCTGCCGGCGGATTTCAGCGCGCATCGAATTGTCTGCGATAAAAGAAAATGCCATATATACGTTCCCATCCTTTGGGAAATCGGGCTGAGTACCATCGCGGCCATACACCAGCAGCGCCATAACCAGAGCGCCGACCTGTTCCAGAGACAGCAGCCCAAGCTGCTCGATGTACGAATAATACATCGGGATGTATTTTGATTTTTCGGCGTCGTCCGGCATTGTTCGTCCTCGCTTTACTCGTTATCGTTGCCGCTGACGGAATCGCACGCTGCATCCGCCTGTGCGGCCGTAGGAGCGCTGTTCCCATTGGCTTCGACATTCTCATTGGCAAGAATTTCCCCGTCTCCTATGGCCTCAAATTCGGGGTCCTGCGTGTGGGATTCATCCGCATCGGAATTGTGCAGCTTATCCGCCATTTTTTTTGCTTCCAAAGTGTCGATGAAGAAAACCTTCAGGTAATTGAAATATACCTTTTCCGCGATGGTGCGCAGTTTGTTCTGCAGGCGCTTACTCAGAGACAGGCCCCCCTCTTTTCCCGGGTTGAGATATACATCGCCATCCACAAAAACAAATGCCAGTGCGGAGCCTTTGGTGTTATATCCCACAGGGTTGTCCAACATGCTCATCTGGCCATCCATGGTACCGTCCGGCGTTATGATGATGCGGACCGGATACTTGTCCCGAAGAAATTTATACGTAAACCCATTTTCGGCGCAGACATTCTCTAATTTTTTCAGTTGGGCGTCCAACTGATCGTGCTCAATGTATGCCATATTATATTTCCTCCTCTGCAATGATGATTCTTTTTCCGGTGGCCGCGGCGACGGCCCGGCGCATAGCGTCGGGGTCGCCGTGCCTGCGGCTTATATGGAGCAATCGGATGTCCTGCACGCGGCTCAAGTCCTGGTGTGTTAGAAAAGCGATACACTCCTGTAAACTCAGGTGGTTGTCGATTACGCGCTGTGCTTGATATGCGTTGGTATCCACCATGCTTTCGGCGCCCATGTGGTTGCACTCAATCAGGATGTGGTCGAGTGGAGGGAAAACATATTCAGCTCGGCTTGTGTCCGTCAAAAAAACTAGTCGCTCACCGGTGTGAAAGGATTCCAGTAACCACCCCAATGGCTCGGCGGCATCGTGATACATGGAAAAGGGCAGCACGGCGATGGTGCCGATATCGAAGCGATGAATATGCAAAATTTTTGAATTGCAACCGGCGGCTCCGGAGATTCCAAGCTTGGCAGCCGTCCCCTCGCTGCAGTAAACCGGGATGCCGCGTGCCATCACGTCGTGAACCGCCCGTGCATGGTCGCCATGCTCGTGTGTGATGAGACAGGCGTCTACCCGGGAGAGTGTGAAGCGGCTCCGTCGCATCAGCTCACGCATTGAGATACCGCATTCCAACAGGAGTGTGGTGGTTCCATCGCCCACCAGATATGCATTGCCTGTGCTACCGCTGGCCAGTGTCTTTATTTCCATACAGCCTCACCGTTAAAACGGAGCGGTGGTAACGGGCGGAGCCGCCGGGGCCGCCTGCTCTACTTTGCTGGTTGGCTCCACTGGTGCAGGTGCAGGCTCGGAGCGGGGCGGTGCCGCAGGCGGCATTTCTACTTCTTGCGGGCCGGATGGGAGAGCATCCATATCAGGAATTTCACGATATTCGGCGTCGATGGTGTTGTCGGATTCCGATACCGCCATGCTTTTGTAGTAGGCGGACAAGGAAAGTTCATTTGCAAAATCCTTCGGGATAGGCTTGACCGCATTGTTGCGCATTTTACGCAAAATCATCCGCTCACGGCTCCCCTCCATCCAAGCGGGGGAAATGTATGGCTTCAGTTCAGGAATGTCGAGGATCTCGTCGATGTCCCTTCCATCCATCAGAGCTTTCAGCTCGGACTTACGCGCATCAATTTGCTGTTTCTGCTGTAGCGTGGCCTTGTAACGGCTTTCTGCAATGCCGAAGGTTTCGTTCATCATGTTGTTGTTGATATGGGCGACCAAGTTCGCACGGACTTCAGCGCGCTCACTGATGAAATAGCGCACGGTGCCGTCCGTGAAGCGTACAGGATAGACGACGCGGGCATATTTTCCAGTGCCGCAGCGTTTCCAGGTGGGCGGCTCTACGTCGATTCCGTGGTGTACGGGATAAGTAAATTCATCATCTACATGAACATCCCAATATGGATATACCTCTTCGACGCCATGGCCAAAGTTTCTCAGAATGACGTCGTTGCCATCTCCCTCAATGCCCATTTCGATGGAGGTTGTCCAGTTCCCATCCGGCTGCTTTTTCTTGCGCGTCTGGAAATAACATTCCCGCGGTCTCGAAAATGCGTTCAAGCGGAGCGTAGCCACCTGCTGCAAAATTTGCATGATTTCACTTTTTTGAAGCGCGGAGATTCCCTCAAGGCCCGCTCCAACGGCTGTTTCGTGCATCATTGTCAGCGCGTTTTCCATGCATAGATGTTGATAAAGGTCCACCGAACCACCATTGGAAATCTGTTTTTCCACCAATGGGATGTATGCGGCCCCTGTTTTCTGTACGATAGTGCGATAATCCGGCATTTTTGCGATTCCGTTATTTTCCGCCATGATACTTTAATCCCCTTTCAGCCCCAGTTTTTCGCCGGGGATCACATTCAAATTGATGACCTGCATTTCATCCGGCAGTGTTAAATCGGTAACGCTCTCCCGGTTATCCAGGAACAGCGGGAGCGAAATGTCCGCCGCCCGGCTGAATGCCTGCACGATCTCCACGTTCGCCTGCATTTTGGACGCGGTATTCAGAGCACCGTATGGAACACCGTCCACCATTGCCTCGCAGACCTCTCGCAGACCGCCGTTTTTCTGCTGCTCAAACAGTTTGAAGCGCACCGTGGGAAAATGCTTGTTGACGCGCTCGGTCAGAAGTGTCACCAGCGTGCGGGTATATTCCTCGCACATAGACAGCCCGCGCTCCGCTTCCTCCAATTGATGAAGAGTGTCACGCTGTTCTGCTTCAAGCTCCTGGATACGGGTTTCGAGCGCCGCGTTGCGGTCGATTTCCGCCAGCCGTGAGGTCATTGCATCGGATTGAGCCTGCATGTCTGCCAGTTTCTGGCGCTTTTCCTGAACAACCTGTTCGGCCGCTTGGGCGCTGGCCTGGATTGCCTGCCGCAATTCTTCAGCCTTGGCTTTCAGATTCGTTTCCTCCGCATCCAGTTCCGCGAAAAGTCCCATCTGTGTTACAGGAGGCTTTTCCGCGATCACCATATCATAGGCTGCGGCTGCCGCCTTGGCGGCACGCTCACATGTATCCAGGTCCTCGCGCAAGCGTGCCGCTTTTTTCTCCATTTTCTCGACGTCCTGAGCGGCTTTGGCACCCTTGGCCGCAATATCCGACAACCGTTCAGATTTGGAAACATTAAAATTCTCCTGCGCCTCCTGCACCAGTTCCGCAGGCAATGCCTGTCCGCAGGTCGGGCATGTCTGCGCAATGTCAGGCACGGTCCCGTTCACTTCCACCCATTCAACCCGCAGACGGTCACGTTCAGCAGCTAGGAAGTCCCGTTCCCGATTCAGGGAACGAAGTTCCGCAGCAAGCGTTTCCACCCGGCACATTGCATTTTGTTTTTCACGGGTAGCGTCATCAACACGGCGGTTGTGCTCTTCCATCCATCCCGCATTACCGGACGCCTCCAGCACGCGGCGCTTATTGGGGATCATCTCCAAATACTGCTGTACTTTTTCAAGTTCCTGCTGGTTATGCCGCTGTACAGCGTCCGCCGTCGTGTGCTCGATCTCGTACTGCAGTTTGGCGATTTCAACATTGAGCTTGCTGCGCTCGTTTTTGACGGCCCCGGCGTCGGATACGGGGTGCAGCTGCTTTCGGTTTTCGTCGATGCGCGCGGGTAATGCCGACAGGGAATCCTTATACCGCTTACGGCGTTCTGTGCAGATCCGGGAAAATTCATCCACTGAATGCGTCCCCAGCATGCTTTCCAAATCGGAAAGCTCTGGATTGGCAGTAAATACGTCCGCCGGCTGCAGGCTGCCGAACTGCTCAAGCAGAAGGCGCCGCCGCTCTTTATAGTCCTTTGTCTGCTCCGAGAACCAGACTGCATTGAGCAGCAGCGGAAGCAACTTTTCCGGGAACACACCAAAAATGGCGGAGCTATATTCCCCTGCACTCACGGGAACTTCGTCGATGAAATAGCGCGTTTCGTCGCCGTTATATTCCGTCTCGGCGCTTCCGCGACGTTTCGTCCAGCGTTCGCATATGGAACGCTGCAGAACGAGCGTGTGCCCGTCCGGCATTGAGAGAGTAGCTGTCACCGTAGGACTGCAGCCGGACAAGCGGTTCCCGTCTGTTCCCAGCGGAAACACATTGTAATTTTCACGGCCCTGTGCGTCCTTACCTGTCAAGAGCCAGAGAAAAGCAGCCATCAACGTGCTTTTTCCCGTCCCATTGCCCCCCTGTACTGTGGCGCTGCGCCCGTCGGGAGTAAGTACAAAATTCTTTATGCCGCGAAAATTTTCGACGTACAGCTTCAGCAGTTTCACAACTTTCAACATCATTCACCCCTTTTCAACCAAGCGTCATTTGCGTGACCGCTTGAGGACGTGGCTGAGGAACCTTATCCGGCGGCAGCGGACCGTCGGTGATGTGCTTCAGCAGCGGGCGGATTTTCGGAGCAATCGTGTGTTCCTGCACGTCCACCGCCACGACTTTTGCCAAAGTACCGCCCAGGCGTGTGTCTGCATAGACGATATCGCCCACAGCAAGCCTTTTGTCCGCAATATACGTATATTCACGACCGCTGTATATGCCGGGCTGGTTTCGGTCAGCGAGCTGCACAGCGACATAATTTGTTTTGATAATAGTGCTCATTCTTGTTCCTCCTCGTCATCATCCCATTCGCAATCCACGATGCGGTTTGCAGCTTCAAGAAGCGGCGCCGCGGCACTTGAAAAATCTTCATCGGAAAGTTCTTTCGCAACTGCCCAAAACGAGGCCCGAATGCCGTTCAGTACCTGCGCAGCGTTTACTGCAAATTCCGCTGCCACCATATATGTGGCGCTCTCTGCACTGTCAATGATTTTCCGTGCGTCGTCCAGATCTTCCTGCATGCCACGCACTTGCGCTTGCAGCATAGACGTCATTTCCCGGGCTTTTTCACCGGCTCGACGTTCCACTTCGGCGGGGTCTGGCTCCTGGACCGCTACCTCCACAGGACGGGCTTCCAATTCCTTGATGCGCTCCTTGGCATCGAACAGCTCGCTCATCACCGGCCTTGTTTCCAGCGCGTCGGCTTTTTCCTGCGCATGCTTTGCCTGTGCCCGGGCTGTGGCAGCTTCGTCGCGCAGCGCATCATTGGCGTAGCGCAGGCGTTCCGCTTCCGCGGCGGCCTTCTCCCGCGCCTCGCGTTCGGCTTTCAGCTGGGCCTCCAGCGCCCTGTACTGCTTGTGTGTGGTGATATCGCCGCCTTTGAGCGCTGCAACGGCCTCCGGCTCTGCGGATGGACGGGCGGCGGCGTAGAGCAGCGAAGGGCTGGCCTGCTTCAAAATTTTCTGCTCGTTTGGAGTACTGCTTTCAAGAAGATTGCTGACCTGCAGAAGCTGATAGGCTGTGCTTTTGCTGATTCCGACGAATTTGCACCATGCGATAAAGGTATCTTCGCTGTATTGATTGTGCCCGTCCGAATTTCGGACGAGCTCATCATGGGCCATACCCACAGCGTCGGCCACCTTGATGACGTATTCCTTTCGGGCGCTGCGTATGATATTTTCTGCGCTGTGCAGCGTGGCCACCGTCTGTGCGTCCAGTCCGGAGTAATCAAAGGGCGTGGCCTCCGGCTCCGCTTCCAAAGAGGCAGGCCCAGCAGCGGACAGGCTTTGTGTCGCACTGCCAGCATCCGCAGGGCAGCCGGGGGCCGGCAAGGTGTTTGCATCCGTCGGGGTGGTCGATGTTTCCGCTGGCTCCGGCACAGCATTCCCGGCCGTGGTCGCAGCAGCATCCCCATTCGGGGCAGGTTGATTCTGGCATGGTTCATACTCCTCTTTTTTCGGGATATAGTATTCGCAGCTTTCGCCCATGCCTATAGAGCCAAAATTCCCGCATTCATGAACTTCCCGGTCGTTGTGGTCGCAAATCAAATCACAATCTACATTGCCACATTTCCAACACAGGCAGCCGCGGCAGATTTCCGGCAAACCGGGGGCACAGCCGTTCGTGTCGGATACCAGTTCCCAGCCGTTCTGTTTTGCTCTTGCCTCAAATACTTCTACGATGGTCTTGCGGCTGGTGGCTCTTGTTTTTGCTTCCGCCGGCCAGAACTTCCATGCTGCACTGCTCGCCGGGTCAAGGTATTCAATGCAGAAGCAGTCGTCTTGGCCCGGCTGCGGGCTTACCCGGTACAGCCAGCCCGTGGCTGGGTCCTTGTAGATGGTCATGGCGGTTTCCTCCTTATCTGGCGCGGCGGCCACACTGTGCGCCGCCGCTTTCCCCCGCTCGATATCGCGCAGGATTTTTGCTTTCTCGGCGTCAGCATCCATGTCGAAGCGCCGGCCGCTTTCATCGAAAAACGCATTGAACAGCGCGGCCTTGGCCGCAATGCCTGCTTTGTTCTGCGCACAGCTGATGCTCAGGCGATATCGTCCGTTGCTCACGTATTCCACGGCGCGGATGGTTTCACGGCTGAATGTTCCGGAGATTTGCCCATCTGGATAATGCTCCTTGATCCACGCGCTGACGCGCTCCAGAAAATCAAAATCAAGGCTCGCGATGTAGCAGGTGCACCTGTCGGTTACGCTGCCGCCGAAGCGCGTCTCGTATTCGAGGGTCGGAGACATCCGGCATTCGTAGCCTTTGATATCGAGATAAAAATGTTTTGTGTCATGGTTGTATTTTTTCTCTCCCCAGGGCATCAGGTACGGGCAGCCTTCGCAGCCCTCCGTCTCCCGGTTCCCCGTGTTGTCGGCATTTGTGCTTTTATTTGCCGCCCGGCCGCACTTGCAGAGGTATCGGTTCAAAACCAGTCACCCCCGGGCAGGACGATGGACTTCTTCACGGCCTTTAAATCGTCCTCATACACTGCTGCAAGCTCATGGCCGCAGCGCCTGCAGAACACGACCGGCCCGCGCAGGAGCATGTCCATTTCCGGGATCATGCACGATATCGGCATGTCTCCGGGCGATATCTCGCCGCTGGTGATGGCGAAAATTCCGCTGGATCCGATTCGGTTTTCGCAGATATCGCCGCC